TTCAAACTTGGATTTCTACTAACGTAGATGCAGGTGCTGGTGGATCTGGTGCTGGTGCTGGAGCAATCAGAACAGATGGTACTCAAAGAGCTTTCACAGAAGACCAATTAAAAGGTGTTCTAAGAAGTTGCTTTGATGAAGGCGGAAATCCAAACATGGTTATGGTTGGAGCTTTCAACAAACAAAAACTATCTGGCTTCACAGGCGGATCAACTAGATTTGACCAAGCAGAGGACAGAAGATTAGTTACATCTATTGATGTCTATGAAAGTGACTTTGGAACATTACAAGTTGCTCCTAATAGATTCATTAGAGGTGCTAACGCAACAGCAGCGAAAAAAGGACAAGATGCTCTAGTATTAGAGATGGACTATTTCGCAGTTGCCTTCCTAAGAGATTTCAGCTTACAGAATCCTGCACAGACTGCTGATGCAGACCAAAGATTCATGGTAGCTGAGTACACTCTTGAGTCAAGAAACGAAAAAGCAAGTGGTGCTGTTTACGATTTAACAACATCATAATTGTTAATTGTGTTATGGAGGTACTACCTTAAATAAAAAGTGCCTCCATGCACTTAACCCAATGTTGAAGCTCTATTAAGGTTATGGGCGGAACGACAATAGGAGAAGAAACATGAGAACTTTAAACGACTATTTTATAACAGCTAAGATTACTGATATATCTACTGCTGGTTCAACTTTCGTAGCTGTACCAGATGGCGGAAAAATCATTAAAATCTTAACTTCAATTAAAAATGCGATAACAACAGCAGATGCTGCGTTATCTTTTGAGATTGGTGGAACGGCTGTAACAAATGGTGGAATCACAATCACTCAATCTGGATCTGCTGCAGGAGATGTAGATACTGCTGAACCAACAGCAGCTAATAGAGTTGAAGAAGGCGGAGCTATCGAAATGATTACAGATGGCGGTTCATCTACAGCTTGTGAATGTGTAGTAACATTTGTTATAAGACGATAATCAATATTGGGGGATCTTGCCTAGCGGTACTTCCCCCAAAAACTAATAGGAGAAAAATATGGCTTTTAATTACGCATTAAAACCTGGAACAACACAAAAAGTATCACCATCTGGTTCATCTGCTGCAACTGCTGCTAAGTTTGGTACACAAACTGAATATGTAAGAGTAGCTTCTGATGCAGATTTACATATTGTTTTTGCTGTATCACCAACTGCAACAGCGAATGATATATTTTTACCAGCAGATCAACCTGAGATATTCAAGGTTTCACCTGGTGAAAAAATGGCTGCGATTGGTACTGGTAATGTTTCAGTTACTGAAATGAGTGCCTAGTGGCAAAGAAAAAACCTCTTTTTGGTGTTTCTAATTACGTCAAACGTACTAGGAAAAAAAGACCTGGTAGGCATACAAAAAGTTTGAGTAAAAGAATACCAAGAAGAAAAAAGTATAGAGGACAAGGCAGATGAAAGATATTATTAATGATGGTTTGCAACAAACTGTTTATTCAAAAGATGATATGGAGAAGAAAATTATCATCAATGAAAAAGTAAATATCAATCCTCACCTTAAACACAACAAAGCTCTATATACTCATAATGATGGCTATTCAAAATCAAGAGAACTAAAAAGAGTAGCTTCAATACCAACTCTAGCATTATCTGTATGGGCAAAAGAGTATAATGGTGATAGTAATTGGTTTAGACTTCCAAAAGAAGTTCAAAAAAATATATTAAAGAAAAAACTAAACAGTAATGAGTTTAGATATTTTAGAACAGCAGAAGGTAAATTATAATGGCATTAAGTAGTTATTCAGCATTAAAAACATCAATAGCAAATTGGTTAAACAGAACAGATTTAACATCTGAGATAGAAGATTTTATTGTTCTTGCAGAAAAAGATTTCAATTCAAAATTAAGAATAAGACAGATGGTTTCAACTGATAGTTCTTTTTCTATTAATGCAGAAACAGTTGCTTTGCCTACAGGATTTTTACAAGTAAGAGATTTCTTTATCACACAAGGTGGTAGCAAATTTTCTTTACAATACATTACACCTGCACAAATGGATCAAATCAAAGGTTCAAGTGTAGTTGGTCAACCATCAACTTATACTATCATTGGTGAAAACTTTAGATTTGCACCAACACCTTCTAGTACATACACAGCAACATTAAATTTTTATAAAGAATTTGATCCTTTATCAGATAGTAATACATCAAATTATATTTTAGCTAGTCACCCAGCAATTTATTTATATGGATCTTTATATCACTCTGCTAATTTTTTAGGTGGTGTAGAACCAAGACTAATACAACAATGGCAACAAATGTATGCTACAGCTCTTGAGAGATTAGAAAGAAATGATAGAGAAGATCAATATGGTAATGCACCTTTACAACAAAGATCAGATGTTACAGTTGCAGCACCATTTAGTGATTATAATAGATTTTCTTTTAACAATAATAGTTAGGACATTGAATGCAAATACCTTTTGGAGAATGGCTACCTGATCAACCACAATACTTAAATCCTGGTGCTACTACAGCAAACAATGTTTACTATGCTCAAAATTCTTACAAAAGATTTCCTTCATTAGTAAATTATTCTACAAATAATATTGCTGCAGATAGTAGAGGTGCTGGTTCATTTAGAGATAATGCCGGTAACGTATATAACTTTGTTGCAAACAATACAGACATCTATCAATTAGATGGTGGTACATTTACTTCAAGAAAAGGATCACTTACAGGAACAAACACAGATTATTTTACATTTACTCAGTTTGGTAATTATATCATAGCAAGTAATGGTGTTGATGCACCTCAATATTATTTGATGGGTACTTCAACTAACTTTGCTAATCTTTCAGCAATAGCAACTGGTGTTCCAACATTTAGAGTATCAGGTGTTGTAAGGGATTTTTTAGTTACAGGAAACCAAAGCTCAAATCAAAACAGAATACAATGGTCAGGTATCAATGATATAACAACTTGGACTGCCGGATCTAAACAAGCTGATCAACAAGACTTACCAGGTTCAGGTGGTGAGATTGTTCATATAACTTCAGGTGAGATTGGTTATGTATTTAGACAAAATCAAATCATTCGTATGGACTATGTAGGTGGTGCAACAATATTTAGATTATCAGTTATATCTCCAAACAGAGGTGCTGTTTATGGTAGAACAGTATGTCAAGACAACAGAAGAGTATTTTTCTATGCTGATGATGGTTTCTTTGAAATCAATGGTGATGAAATAATTGCTATTGGTGCAGAGAAAGTAAACAGATTTTTTGATGTAGATTTAAACAAAGCCTTTTCTGATAGAATATGTGCTGCTGTAGATCCATTTAACCAATTAGCTTTATGGTTATATCCTTCAGCATCTAACACATCTAATACTACAGGTATTTGCGATAAAATATTAATCTATAATTATGCTACTAAAAAATGGTCAACTGCTGATGCTAGTGCTAGTACAATATTCTCACAGTTCGTAGGTGCTTATACTGTAGAACTTATGGATATTATCTCAGAAAACTTAGACCAAATAAACATAGCTTTAGACACAGACTTTTGGTCTGGTGGTCAGCTTTACTTAGGAGCTATAGATAGTAATTACAAAGCAGCGATATTTTCAGGTACAGAAAATGAAGGAACTATAGAAACTAGAGAATTAGAGTTGTTTCCAGGACACAGAAGTAGTATAACTAACGTAAGACCGATTGTTGATGCAACATCTACTGTAACTGTTAAAACAAGAGAAAGATTAGCTGATACACCTACGGAATCTTCGGTATCAACTATGAATGATAGTGGGGATAATCCTGTTAGAGAATCAGGTCGTTATTTTAGATTAAAAATTGTAACACCATCTGGGTCAGTTTGGACTCATGCTCAAGGCGTAGATGTTATTGCTACAAAAATTGGATTGAGATGACAGATAAAACTGATATAGATAATGTTAGATACAGTTTTGAAACTCAAGAGTTCTTTCAAAGACAAATTGAAGAAGCAATCAACACTTTGATCAATGAAAAGAACAAAGAAAACAATAAAGCATTTACATGGTTTATAGGAGATTAGATGACAACTAATATTAAAGATTATTCAACAACCCAAGCTAGTAACACATCACTTAATGGTATTTCAGTTGCAGAAGGAATGTTACCTTCTAACCTAAACAATGCAATCAGAGCATTGATGAAGAACACTAGAGATTGGTTTAATGATGCTCAATGGATTGAATATGGTGATGGTTCAGGTTCATACACAGCAGCATATGTAAGTGCAACATCATTTACGATTGCAGGTGCTAATGTAACTTCAGTTTATCATGCAGGAAGAAGAATTAAATTAACTGCAACAACACCAGGTACAATTTTTGGAACAATATCTAGTTCATCATTTTCTACAAACACAACAGTTGTTGTAACTTGGGATAGTGGATCATTAGCAAACGAAACAATAGACAATGTTTATATTGGTGCATTATCAAAAACAAATACATCTATTCCAGAAGATGTTATTACATCAACACAATTAGCTGATGACTCTGTTACATCTGCAAAAATTGTAGATGGTACAATCGTTAATGCAGATATAAATGCAAGTGCAGCTATTGATGCTACAAAAATACATGATGGCACAATATCTAATACAGAATTTGGTTACTTAAATGGAGTAACATCTGCAATACAAACTCAACTAGATGCAAAACAAGCAACAATAACTGGTGGTGCATCTACTATTGCATCAGCAGATTTAACTGCTTCAAGAGCTTTAGAATCTAATGGTTCAGGTAAAGTTGCAGTATCATCTGTAACTTCAACTGAGTTAGGTTATTTATCAGGTGTAAGTTCAGCAATACAAACACAACTTGGAACAAAATTAACTGCATCAAATAACTTATCTGATATTTCATCAGCTTCATCTGCTAGAACAAATTTAGGTTTAGCAATAGGAACTGATGTTCAAGCATATGACGCACAACTTGCAGACATTGCAGGACTATCTCCAACTGATAGCAACTTCATTGTTGGTAATGGTTCAAACTTTGTTTTAGAATCTGGAGCAACTGCTAGAACATCTTTAGGTCTTGGTACAATAGCTACTCAAGCATCAGACAATGTTTCAATAACTGGTGGTGCTATAACAGGTATGTCTGCTCCTTCAGCAGGTTCAGATGTTACAACAAAAACTTATGTTGATGATTTAGTAGCAGGTTTAAAAACAAGAATTATTACAAGAGTAGCAACTACAGCAAACGTAAACTTATCAAATGGTTTAGAAAATGGTGATACATTAGATGGCATTACTTTAGTCACAGGTGATAAAGTTTTAGTTAAAGATCAAACAGATGCTACAGAGAATGGTATTTATTTAGTTCCAGCAAGTGGTGCAGCAAGTAGAGATCCTGATTTCAATACAGTAGATGAATTAGCTGGTCAGCTTGTTATCATACAAGAAGGAACAACAAACGAAGATACAATATTTTTATGTACTACAGATACTGGTGGTACTATTGGTAGTGTAAATATTACTTTTTCACAGGTTCAACCTCAGTTTACAGGTACTGTAAGTTCAGTAGCTGTAGCAGACGCAGGTTCATCAGAATTTACAGTAACTGGTTCACCAATTACTACTAGCGGAACGATCAATCTTGCTGTAAATAATATTAACGTAAGTAAAATAACAGATGCAGCTTCAAAAGGATTTGCAACTGCTATGGCAATAGCTTTATAAGGAGGATAAATGGCACAGGACTTTGAATCAACAGGCGGTCAAATAACAAACACAGCAACTACATTATTAACAGCTAATAGTGATGATGCTATTGTTGGTTTAAGACTTGCTAATGTTCTTACATCAGCAGTAACTGTTAGTGTATGGATTTCAGAGAATGGCTCTACAGATAGATACCTTGTTAAAGACTTGAGTTTACCTGCTGCAAGTTCAGTTGAACTAATTCAGTCAGGTTCTAAAGTCGTTATGCAGAATACAGATGTTTTAAAAGGACAATCTAATACTGCATCAAGTGTAGATGTTTGGATTAGTAGAGTTGACTCAATTAGTACATAAGGAGAATAGATGAATATTTTTGATCAAGAATTTATTGGCGATAAACCAGCAACAGAAACTGTTTATCATCATGCAGGAACTTTAGATAAAAATATGGTATTAGAAAATGCTGTCCTTGCAGGACCAGTAACTTTTGTTAATACTGTAACAGTAACAGGAACATTAGTAATAGTTTAATGAGTAAAATAAACGTAAATCAAGTTGATACACAATGCGGATCTACATTAACTTTAGGTTCGTCAGGTAAAACTGTAACACTTGCAAGTGGTGCATCTCAATCAGGATTTGGTAGAGCTGGTTCTGTAAATTGGTGTTCTACCATTTATACAAATAGTCCAGGAACTGTTACCGCTACAAGTGGTAAAGGATTTTTCTTAAATACAACTTCAGGAGCAATAACAATTAATTTACCTTCTTCTCCTAGTGTTGGAGATATTGTTGCAATAAAAGATTATGCAGATACTTTTGATACTAACGCTGTAACTGTTGGTAGAGGCGGATCAAAAATTGGTGGTTTGTGTTTAGATGCTACTTTAAAAACAGAAGGACAATCAGTAACTTTAATTTATGCTGACGCAACACAAGGTTGGGTAAATGTTAATACAGATTCTACTGTAAAAGGAAATACATTTGTTGAAGCTACAGGTGGGACTGTAATAACTTGTGGAAATTTTAAAACACATGTTTTTACAGGTGATGGATGTTTTCAAGTTACAAATGCAGGTCAACCTTGTGGATCAACTACAATAGAATATTTTGTAGTTGCTGGTGGTGGAGGTGGTGGAGGATCTCAACCAACTGCAGGTGGACAAGGTGGAGGCGGTGCAGGTGGATTTAGATTATCTAATAGTCCTGTAAATTCAATTCCAGCACCAACAATGTCTCCTTTATCAAATCCAACAGGAATTACAGCATCTGTTGCAACTTTTCCCATTTCAGTTGGAGGAGGTGGCACAGCAGGTGGCACAGGTTCTCCAGCAGGAGCAACTCCAGGAAGTAATTCAGTTTTCAGTACAATAACATCTGCTGGAGGTGGTAAGGGTGGATCAGGAGCTTGTACACCTACTAACATGGGTGACAGTGGAGGTTCAGGCGGTGGAGGTAATTACAGCGGACCTTATCCAAAAACAGCTGGAGCAGGAAATACACCACCAGTAAGTCCCCCTCAAGGTAATCCAGGTGGACCAGTTACTGGTGCAAGTGATCCTCCAGGTGCTTATGGCGGTTCAGGCGGTGGTGGAGCAGGAGCAGCAGGGTGTGGTGGTAATACAGGACCACAAGGATATGCAGGTGGTATAGGTAGTTTTTTAGCAGATGCTGTTATAGGACCAACAGCACCAAGTTATGGAACTCCAGGTCCAGTTTCTTCAACAAGATATTTTGCTGGAGGAGGTGGAGGTGGTAATAGAATACCAAACGGACCATCAGATCCAACAGCATCACCAGCAGGTGGTGGAGGAAGTGGAGCAAAAGCTCCTTATCCAAATCCAGGTGCAGCTCCTTTTCAAGGTGTAGCAGGAACTACAAATACAGGTGGAGGTGGAGGTGGTGGTAACTATCATAATGGTGGAGCAGGCGGATCTGGTATAGTAATATTGAGGTATAAATTTCAGTAGGTAAATTATGGCAAGTATAATTAAAACAGATAACATACAAAAAGTTTCAGATGATTCTAACATCATTAAAAAATGTGGATCAACAACGACAGTTGGATCAGGTGCTGGTAATACAATTACAGTTGATGGTGCAACAATTACATTAGGTAGATGTGGTGGTACAGTTTCATTAGCTTGCGGTGCAACACAAACAGGTTTTGGAAGATCAGGTTCTGTCAACTGGTGTACTACAGCAAAAACAAGTCCTTTAACTGTAACTTCAGGAAATGGATATTTTATAAATACAACATCAGGTGCAGTAACAGTTACACTTCCAGCATCACCTTCAGCAGGAGATATAGTAGCTTTAAAAGATTATGCAAACACTTGGCAAACGAACAATGTTACTCTAGCAAATAATGGATCAAAAATTAATGGCACAGCCTGTGCTGCAACTTTAAATACAGAAGATCAAGCTGTTACTCTTGTTTATGTAGATGGAACTCAAGGTTGGAGAGTTGTTAATGATTCAACTTCATCAGTTTCTGGTTCTGCATTTATTACAGCAACTGGTGGTACAATTTTAACTTGTGGTGATTATAAAACTCATGTTTTTACTTCTTCAGGAACTTTTTGTGTATCTGCTGGTAGTGGTCCAAAAGCAGTTGTTTCATATTTAGTTGTTGCAGGTGGAGGAGGTGGAGGTAGAGGTAATTCAAATTCAGGTGGCGGTGCTGGAGCTGGTGGTTATAGAGAAGGTAAAGATTCACCAGATCCATATACAGCAAGTCCTTTAGCAGCAACAACAGGTTTGTCAGTTTCAGTTCAAGGATATCCAGTAACAATCGGAGCAGGTGGTGCAGCTCCAAGTACACCAGGTCAAGGAGTATCTGGTTCTAATTCAGTTTTTTCAACAATAACTTCTGCTGGTGGTGGTGGAGCAGGCGGTGGACCAGGCACACAAGATGCTTTTGATGGTGGATCAGGAGGAGGTTCTGCTTATCAAGGAACAGCAGGAACAGGTAACACACCCCCAGTTAGTCCACCACAAGGAAATAATGGAGGAGGACCAGCACCAGCACCATCTTCAGCAGGAAATGGTGGAGGAGGAGCTTTAGTAGCAGGTGGCAATGCCACACCTGCACCAGGCGGTGGAACTGGTGGAAATGGTGCTAATATTGGTACAAATTTCTTTGGTCCAACAGCTCCAAGTTATGGAACACCTGGAACTAATCCAGGAAGATATTTCGCTGGAGGTGGAGGTGCTATAGGTTACGCAGGATCAGGAACTATTGGTTCAGGTGGTGAAGGAGGTGGTGCTACATCTTCAGGAAATGCAGGTCAAGCTGGAACAGTTAATACTGGAGGTGGTGGTTCAGGAGGTAGAGGTGGTGGATATTCTCCAGACAATGGTGGTGCAGGTGGATCAGGATTTGTTGCAATAAGATACAAATTTCAATAGGATAAATTATGAGTACAATTAAAGTAAACACAGTAACAAAAAGAACAGGTAGCACACTTACATTAGGTGAGTCAGGCACAACAGTAACTTTAGCTTGTGGTGCTACACAAAGTGGATTTGGTAGAACAGGAACAGTAGACTGGTGTACGACTGCCAAGACTGCACCTTTTACTTCGGTCAGTGGTAAAGGTTATTTTGTTAATACAAGCGGTGGAACTGTAACAGTTACCTTACCAGCATCACCAAGTGCTGGAGATATAGTTTCTATTAAAGATTATAAAGACACATTTAACACTAACAATGTTACAGTTGGAAGAAATTCATCAAAAATTGGTGGTCAATGTTTAGATGCAACTTTAAGCACTCAAGGAGATTCAATAACATTAATTTATGTAGATGGCACACAAGGATGGGTAAATATTCAAACAGATGATACAGTTGCAGGACAAGCATTTGTTGCAGCTACAGGTGGAACAGTATTAACTTGCGGTGATTTTAAAACTCATGTTTTTACAGCAACAGGATGTTTTCAAGTAACTTCTGCTGGTAATCCTTTAGGTTCAAATACAGTTTCTTATTTAGTGGTAGCAGGTGGTGGTGGAGCAGGATATTACTATGGTGCTGGAGGGGCTGGTGGTTATAGAGAAGGTAAAACAACAGACGATACATATACAGGTTCGCCTTTAGCAGCAACAACTGGACTACCTGTTGCAGCACAAACTTATCCTGTTACAGTAGGAGCTGGTGGTACAGCAGCACCTGGACCAACAGGTTTAGGAGGTAATGGTGCAAATTCAGTTTTTTCAACTATAACATCTGCTGGTGGTGGCGGTGGAATAGGTTTAAGTCCAGCTGGTGCAGCTGGTTCAGGTGGATCAGGAGGTTCAGCTGGTTATTCATGTAATACTGCTGGTAGTGGAAACACTCCACCAGTAACTCCACCTCAAGGGAATGATGGAGGTGCTGCTGGACCAACAGGTGCAGGTGGTGGCGGTGGCGGTGCAACTGTTGCTGGTCAAGATGCTCCAGGAGCAAATGTTCCAGGTGATGGTGGTAATGGTGCTAATATTGGTACAAATTTCTTTGGACCAACTTCAGGTAGTTATGGAACACCAGGTCCTTCAGCTGGAAGATGGTTTTCAGGAGGAGGTTCTGCTGCTCATTGTGGTGGAACTCCAGGAACAAATCCAGGTGGTGCAGGTGGAGGAGGTTTTGGAAAGGGTCCTTTATCTACATGGGCATCTAATAATGGAACAGCTAACACAGGCGGAGGTGCTGGTGGAGGAGGTGGACCTTACGGAGTAGGAACTGGAGGTTCAGGATTTGTAGCAATAAGATATAAATTTCAATAGTTGAAATAAATTAACAAATAATATATAAGGAGAACATTATGGCACATTACGCAAAACTAGGAGCAAACAATAAAGTTATAGCAGTTCATGTTGTAGCTGATTCTGATTGTCAAAATGCTGATGGTATTGAAGATGAAGAAGTAGGAAGACAGTTTTTGGAAAGAATCCATAGCTGGCCTCTTTGGAAAAAAACATCTTACAATACACATGGCGGACAACACAGAAATGGCGGAACACCTTTTAGAGGTAACTACGCAGGCATAGGTATGCTTTATGATGAAGATAACGATATTTTCATTGGTAAGAAACCTTATGCTAGTTGGGTTCTAAATGTGGCAGAAGCAAGATGGCAATCACCAATTGGTGATGCACCAGCATTACCTGAAGAAGAAATTATGACTCATTATTATGAGTGGAATGAATCTACAGGTGCTTGGGATAAAGTCGCTAGATAATCTAATTGACATTATTAT